CGCAAGTTCGCGCTCTCTGATGTGAACATGTAGCACAATAGTATTAGAAATTTGATACTATCGTGCTACAATCGGAGAAAATTTATGCAAAAGATGAATAAAAGAATCAAGAAGAAGTGGGTTAAGGCTCTTCGTAGTGGTCGATATGAACAAACTACAGGTATCTCTAAATGAACAGACTCACAATCAAAAGCAACTCATGGCACTATTGGCTCTTTAAGGTTGCCAACAACCAAGAACCAAAACATCTCTGTGGTTATTGTTGGGGTGTCGTGTTTGGTTTAGCTATGCTCGCATCTCTTATCATTCTTGGAATTCTGTTTACTGGTTCTGTTGGTTATGTATTGTTTATTCCATTCTTTCAACAATACAGCAGAAATATCAATGATGTTGCACTCTATATTTTTGATGCAGTAAGTGTCTCACTGTGGTCTTTAATTCTGTATGCTGTCGGGAAACTTGTAGAAGAAAATGAAATCAAAGGTTTTCTAACCACACCAATTTTCACAATCGAAAAGAAGATTGAAATCAAGACGCCCGGATTTGTGACACTCATCATCAAATCGCTCGTCTCAGCCAAGCAGAAATATTGCATTCCGGTGGATGTCGAGTGAACACACATTGGTATATGTACATGTTTGAACAGGAAGATGTTGATTATTTTCTTTTAACAAGACCAGATATGCCAACACAGACAGAAGAATTTCATTATGATATTATTTCTGTAACAATGGAAGCGGTTAGAGAGAAGTTTGATCGTCTGGATTGGGAGTTTTAGATGTTGAAATTGACACCTGAAATTTTGCAATCTTTTGGATTTGTCAAGACCACATCTGGTTGGTCTCATCCGACTTATGGCACATTCAATGAGCTACCAGAACATGAACAGTTTCTCAGACACATATTCGAACTTGGAATTGAGCGTTCTCCAGCCATCAAGTGTCCGTTGAAAATTCATCAAATCTGACCGTTCATCGGAAAACATTTGATCAAATTTTAAAATTCTAATATACTTCTTCACATCAACCACGGAGAAAGATCATGAGAACTGACCAGCACCGCCCTTCCGCAATCCAGACCGAAGACTACACCTTCGTTGCATTTGATTGTATGAAGGTTGAGTATGGCAACTTTGAAGTGATCAGGATGAACCGTGAGTTCATTCAGGCCCACAAGGCTCGTACTGGTGGCGACGTTTCTCAGCACCAACATGGTGGAACTTGTCATATCTGTGGTTCTGTCAATGCCATCTACACCGCTCTCTTTCATCATGAAAAGAGCAACACCTACATCCGTACCGGTCTGGATTGTGCTTCCAAGTTGGATTCCTGCGACACTCAAGGCTTTCGTCGCAAGGTTGCCAAGGCACTGGAAGCTCATCGTGGCGTCCGCAAAGCCAAGGCCATGCTGGAACAGGACGGTCTGGAAGCCGCATGGAATGTCTATTCCGGCGAGTTTGTTGACAAATATGAAGAGCGTGTCATCCGCGACATCGTCGGCAATGCGGTTCGCTACGGTCGTCTATCTGACGCTCAGATCAAATACATTACCTCACTGGTAGCCAAGATCAACAATCGTGGTCAGATCGAAGCACAGCGCGCCGTAGAGGCTGCTGTCGCCAAGAATGTCCCTGTCACCGAAAAGCGTATCACGGTTCTGGGAAAGGTTCTGAGCATCAAGACTGTCGAAGGTTACTACGGCCTGAGCACCAAGCTTCTGGTTCAGCATGCTGACGGCTGGAAGGTCTATGGTTCGATCTTTGTGATCGAAGGAAGTATTCAGCGTGGTGACATAGTAGAATTTGATGCGGTCGTCAAAGTTTCTGACAATGATTCAAAGTTTGGTTTCTATTCTCGTCCAACCAAGGGCCGTGTTGTGAAGCAGGAGGAAGTTGCTTGAAAACCGTTCATAGGATCATCAAAGGATGTGGAAATCTCCCTGATATGGGAGACCATCCCGGTACAGGTTTTCTTTTCATTTTCATTCTGATGGGTGGAATTGCTGGCGTTGATCGCGGTGGCTGGAAAGGATTTGTTGGTGGTTGTGTATTCATAGCTGTCTTTATGGTTCCGATCTACTTGATTGGTGCTCATGATCGTGCGGTAGAACAGGAGAGGATGAATGATCGAAGAGATTGAAATTGTAAAAGAAATATCTACCATTGATCTATTGAAGTGGTCATTTTGGATGTGGTTTGAAGGATTTGGTGTGTGGATAATCCTTGGACTTATAATGACATCTTTGGTCTCGGTTTTATTTTTATATTTGTGAGAGCAAGGATACATATTGACTTACAAATCAAGAATAAAAAACCATTTTTCTCAACATACGGACTCTAAAATGAAAAGACAATTGCGTGATAAGTGGGCAGAAAAGTTGAGAGACCCAAGGACACAACAGTCTAGAGGTGCATTGGAAACAAATTTTGGATACTGTTGCCTCGGTGTTTTAGCCAACATTTGTGAAGTTCCAAAACAGCTGAGAAACACTGGAATCTGGATGGATTTCAAATTTGGAAATGGGTTTGAGAGTGCATCTGTTGTTCCGACTGGCTTTCATGGACTCACCCTTCGTCACATTAACACATTGACTGTCATGAATGATACAGATGGGGTATCATTCCCACAAATTGCTGACTGGATTGAAGCTAATATTCCGGTTGAGGATTGAGATGAATAATTGTCTTCACTGCGAATCCGTAATCGACTTGATTCTATATGCATCATTACAATTAAAAGATGAAAATATGGCTGATCGATGGTGGAAAATTTTCATCAACAATAGACACATTTGTGAAATGTATACACCAGAAGCTATCACAAAATTTATTGTTGGTAATCAAGATTTTGTTTGATTTTCTATACCTGATAGTTTAGAATACAATCTTTAGCTGATAAATATTGTATATGAACAAAACAGAAGTCTCTGAACTCAGAGCAAAAACATTCTTCCTAGATGAAGCAAATATCAAGGCGAATAATACACATCGTCTTGTGTGTCTTGCTGCCGGAATAGACTGTATTGAAAAAGTCCCAAAGTGTGTCTGTGGAAATTATGCTCAGTTCAACAAGACCATTCACAAAGATGGATTCAGACAGTTCTGTTCTGTCGAATGTTCCCGTAAAAATAAAACTGTATCACCCTTCGCAAAAGAAAGGCTCAATGACATTGTCTGGTTGACGGAACAGAGAGTCACCAAACGACGCTCCCATGTCTCCATTGGAGAGGAATTAGGCGTCTCAGAAGAGCCTGTGAGGGATGCCCTGAAGAAGTTCTCAATCGAAAAGATCGACGCCAAAGTAAAGAATGCTTCAGCACTAGCTGTCAGAAACAAAGATGTGTTGACAGACCTGTATGTAAACCAGAAGTTGACTTGTGAACAAATAGCCGAACTACTAGGTTCCTCAAAACCTACAGTCTCTATCTGGTTGAATGAATTTGGTATCGAGACCAGAACATCAGCTGACTATGAACAGACAGCACATCCTAGTGGAGAATGTCTAGAAGTTATTGACTTTATCCGTTCATTCTATACCGACGAAATTATCATAGATCAATACATTCTACCGGGATTCTTTGGTGGAAAGCAGCTTGATATCTATCTTCCTAAAGCAAAATTTGCAATTGAGTATTCTGGTCTTTTTCACCATGTTCACCGTCCATATGAAGATAGCCTGCCAAAAATCAAGGGACCAACTTATCATAAAGGAAAGGCGATTGAATGTCAGTTCATGGGTGTCACATTATTCACACTTTGGTCTGACCAATGGAGAAATCACAAAGAAGCCGTCAAATCATTGATCAAACACAAACTTGGTTATTCGACAAATAAAATTTATGCTCGAAAATTGAGCGTAGAGGTTTGCACAGCTTCCCAGAAAACAGACTTCCTCAATCAGACTCACATTCAAGGCTCTTGCCCATCAAAATTTAAATATTCTCTGAAGGATAAATCTGGTGAAATTTATGCGGTGATGACATTCTCACCAGCCAGATATCAGACTGGAAAAAGCGACTTTGACTGGGAACTTGTGAGATTTGCTTGTAAAAATAACTGGTCAGTTGTCGGTGGATTTTCTAGGCTTCTTCATCACTTCAGAAAAGATCATCCGGGTAGTATTGTGTCATATTCAGATTCGTGCTACTCAAAGGGTGATGTTTACAAAAAGAATGGCTTCGTTTTACAAGGATATAATCCAAACTATTGGTTTGTTGATACCAATAATGATATCCGCTATTCAAGACATCGATTTCAGAGAAAAGCTATTGCCAAGGAAGGTGATGTTAGAACCGGTCTAGAAATTGTCATGGAAGATTTTAAATTGAAAGTTCTTCATGGATGTGGAACCAAAACTTGGGTTCTCAAATAGAAAAAGCCCCAATTAAGGGGCTTTTCTTTAATCTTACAACTTGGTTTAGCTTATAGCTGTACCGGTCAAGTTGATAACTCTGGAACGTCTGTAGTACACGTTCGCAGAAGCTGTCAATGCACCAAGACCAACTGTTGTTCCCTGTGCGAATGGGTTTGCGACCATACCGTAACGGGTCTTAAACGCAATCTTAGGCTGCAAGGTCTCAGAGTCGAGAGTCTTGAACATCTGGAGCGGAACATATGGGCAGTAGAACAAACCAGCATCATAAGCACTTGATCCACGGAATCCAACAACGAAGAAGTTGAATCCAGCGTGTGCTTCAGCTGTAGGAGTAGAAGCGACTGCATATGGATCGATGTAGACCTTGTAACGACCCTGTAGGATACCAGCGAAGGTATTACCAGTATCATCTACGTCCAAACCTGTTGAAAGGGCAGGAGCATAGTTCAGAACGCCTGCCATTGCCAATGCGGAAGCAACGTCAGATGAACAGATGATGATGTTACCACGACCACGTCTGGTGTCACGAGCAACTTGGTTAGCCTCACGTTCGATCTGGAACAACATACCCTTGAACTTTTCAACAGCCCAACGACCGTTAGAGTCTAGGTTCAAGTCGAAAGTACCGGGAGTGGTCAAATCGGTGTTCTGACAACCGGGCTTTG